TGATGAGGGTGAACTCTATCGTGAGATAGATATCGGATTGCCTTGTAAAACGTTTGCAATCGATCACCACTGGGCACATGTACTTTCACAATGGCCAGTAGGCATTCCATACACTAACTATGTGTTCGATGGGTATGGTAGTAACAGAAGGTCCCATTCTCTGTTCTTAGGTGACAACTTAGAACTGTCTCATGATGTAGATATCACAGGATCTATTGGTATTGAGATGGCAAAGGTGGGTGCTGCTCTTGGTCTTACAGATAACACTCCACATGGTCTGGATCTTGCTGGTAAGATCATGGGACTAGCAGCATATGGTATCATTGATACAGAATATGCGAAGTTCCTGGATCAGTTCCCTATCAGTAGGGTGAAAAATATCTGGAACTATGATCAGTGGACTAGGAAGTGGGATAATAATTTTGATATCAATTGGTTACGTACTGTTCATGAGGCAACAGCAAATAAACTAGCAGAATATGTGGGTAATGGTGATGATGAAGTAGGATATACAGGTGGTGTAGCACTGAACTGTGTGTTCAATGGACGCATTACACAGACTGGACAACAGATTTCTACTATTCCACATTCAAATGACTGTGGATTGTCCTTAGGAGCAGTAGAATTCCTTAGAAGACGCTTCCATACAGAGGAGTTTGATGCTACTGGGTTCCCATTCTGGCAGGATGATGAAGCACCTGAGGAAGTCAGTGATGAGACTATCAAAATAGTTGCAGAAGAGTTAGCAGTAGGTAATATTGTTGCTTGGTATCAGGGTCATGGTGAGATCGGACCTCGTGCATTGGGTCATAGGAGCATTCTTGTTAATCCTAGGTGTGAAAACATCAAAGATGTGCTGAATAGTAAGGTTAAGCATAGAGAACACTTCCGTCCTTATGGTGCCTCAGTCCTACGAGAAGACGCTCCAAGGCACTTTGATGTACCTGACGGTGCAAATATGCCTTGGATGAATGTTTCTGTAAATGTTACTGATAATGACCTGACATCTGTCACACATGTCGATGGTACATGTAGGATCCAAACTGTTGAAGGTGATGACTGCTATGCCAGACTATTGCGAGCATATAAAGACATCACAGGTGACAGTGTACTGCTCAATACCTCACTAAATTTAGGTGGTAGTCCTATCGCATCTAGTTTCTGGGAAGCGAAGGAGTTGTTTAGTAAAAAAGATATTGACTTTTTATGTATTGGTAATGATCTACTTCATAAATAGGTGAAGTTACTTCTTCTCTATGGATAACCCAAAGAAAGAGGAAACCAAGAAGGACAACAAATTTGAGTGGGCGGATGAGGGTGTATCAACTCTCGTTCGAGTTATTATACTTGGATGGTCAGCAGCAATTCTGACCCTTAACTATGTAACTGTTCCTGGTATTCCTCAGAAAAATATTGATCCAACTTTTATCGCCAGTGTGTTCACTGGAACCTTAGCCACTTTTGGAGTGATGCCCTCCAAGAAAAAGGATGAAGATAAAACTCCTACATTACCGAAAAAAGATGAGAAAATTTCTTAGTTTGATTTGTTTGCTGGGTGTCATGTTCATGGCAGCACCAGTCTTTGCCGTTGATGTTGTCATGGGTGCTGGGGGTAACCTAGCATTTGAACCTAATGAGATTACAATCTCAGCAGGTGACACACTACACTTCGTAAATGAGGCACTACCTCCTCACAATATTATTGTTGAAGCACGTCCCGATCTTTCGAGAGAGTCACTGCTTTTTGCACCTGGTGAGTCACAAGATATTCTATTCGCTGACGCTGGTGACTATAATTTCTTCTGTGGTCCACATCAGGGTGCAGGTATGACAGGTATTATTCACGTTGAAGGAGTCTAAAATGCAAAAAGTAATTAACGTAGTTGCTTTACTTTCAGGTCTAGTTTCATTTTCAATTCTAGGGGGTGGTGCTTATCTCTATGTTCAAAAGGATGCACTCATTGAGAGTGCTACAAAGGCAGCAACAGAGGCAGCGACAGAAGCAGTCGTAGGCGCATTGCCTGGTCTGGTTGGTGGTCTCATGCCATCGATGCCTGAGTTGCCTGGTGCAACTGGTGGTGCCATTCCTGCCGCACCAGGTGCTGCTGCCTTACCATCGGCAACTGGTCTGCCATTCTAATGGAACCTATACGTGAGATTGGAACTAACATTATTGAAATCCGACAGATAGATATACCTGTTTGGAGTTTTAGTGAACCTTCCAACTCACAATATATAAGTCCACCAGTTACTGTCAACATCGGCATACCCGTTGTTGACATACCTGGGTGTGTAGAAGCACACGAAACTAATAACTCTAAGAACAATAAAGTTGGGGTTGATGATTCAAATGGTTTGGTTACGTATTGCGATTCTGGTTATCCCAGTTTTAACCCTATTTCTTTTGAACCGAACAGGATGACAATAACTGGTCCACCTACCGTTGGTGGTACCAAAGTAGATGAACCAAAACCAGTACCACCAACACCAGAAGTAAACACACCACCTGTTGCTACTGCTGTCGTAGAATGTCCGACACCAGCACAGGAAGCAAAGGAACCTGTTGGTACATTAGTAGAAGGATTTAGAAAAGAAGTTGTTGAATATAAACTAGTTGGTAATGAATGTGTACAGGTTACAGAAGCAGTTCCTCTACCTACACAAATACTTGCTGGTCTACCTAGTGGTGGTCAAGTTATGCAGGTAGGTGGCATTGCTGTCATCGCTACTACATCAGCACTATTAGCAAAACCGCTGGCAGATCTACTATTGAAAGTAGTCAAACCAACGGTTAAGAAAGTTATTAAAAAGATTGCTAAACTCAGGGGGAAGGAGAGTAAGGTACCGTCTGTAAACGAACGTCGTTTGGAGCAGCGTCAGAGGAATCTTGCAATTCGGACTCTTCGGGAGGCACTGAAACCGAAGGGATAGTATGTCTGTGATCTTTAATCTGATTCACATTCATCACCACGACATCGGCACATATTTTATAGTAAGGGCTCTTGGGGTGGAACATGATTCCTTCCTTCATAAGAGATCCACAATTTTTTAATCTTGCAATCTCAAAGTCTAATCTTTTATTGGCAGCAGTTTGTTGTAGCAAATCAATACTTGCTGCTGCCGCTTCCTTACATTGGTCCTGCAACTTCTTATCAATGGGTGTACTCCATGTCATAGAGAACCCTACACCTAAACTATAATTATCTTTCTGTCCAGTACGTGTTTTCTTATGGAAGAGGATGTCTCCTGGATTGTCTATCAAACCGTCTTCATTTAGATCACTGATATCATACACAGGATCATTAAAGTATGGTTCGTATGGTTTAGATGCAGAAGCAGATCCTGTTACATAGGGGGTGAAGTTGCGAGTGGGACCTTGACATTGTATACCACTTCCGTATGTGTTTGTAATGTAAGGTCCTTGAAGGACTTGAATAGCTTGGTTTGTAACGGAGCCTGAACTATTAGCCACAGGAGAAGCAGTAGCAGACACACCACCAACAGTTTCAGCATAAGAAGGATTAGCAAATAAAAGGGTTACTGCGAGAAGATACTTGTGGTATCGGTTATGCTTGTAACCTCGGTTGTTCTGTTTATAATTGTTTGATTGCTTAAACCTGGGCCTTGATAAGTTTCTGTAAACTGAAACGCTGCGCCAGGTGTTGTTTGTGTAAACGTCGGTCTGTTGTTCACTCCTGTCCATGAAGAAGTCACTCCGTCAATAGTTACATTACTGGCACCTGTCCCTGGGGAAAGGTTGCCATTAGCGGTGATACCAGAACCAGTAGCAGAATACTGATATCCAGTGTTGTAGTCCATGCTATTTATAGACTCAGTTATAGTCTGTGTTGTCTCCGTGTGGCTCGTCATGGATCCCTGAGTAAAATTTGGGACCACGGGGACCGCCTGGGCAGGAACAAGTGTGACACTTGCACCCACCGCAACAATCGCACACGAGATGATCGTATTCTTCATCACTAACCTCAGTCAATTACAGTGATCTCACTCACGTATTGCCCTGTTGCTGTCGTACCAGCCCCAC